ATGAAGCTTGCAACTGGTTTTGTATATCTTGTTGTCCAGCCGCTTGGTTAGCTAGTTGACCTTGCATATTGTATTGCTGATTCATACCACCAGCTTGTAATGCATTGCCTTGATTTGCTAGTCCAGCTTGCATGCCAGCAGATTGATTTGCCAAGCCAGCCTGTAAAGCGTTACCCTGATTTGCTAATGCACCTTGCATGCCATACTGTTGGTTCATACCTTGAGCTTGTAAAGCATTCTGTTGGTTTGCTAGTTGTCCTTGCATGCCAGCCTGTTGATTCATTCCAGCCGCTTGAAGTGCGTTTTGTTGATTCGCAAGTCCAGCTTGTATTGCATTCTGTTGATTAGCTTGAGAGGCTTGTAATCCAGCTCCTTGGTTTGCTAATTGACCTTGCATGTTAGTGTTAATATCAAATTGACTACCAGCTTGGTTAGCCATCTGTGAATTAAAATTGTTTGCTATATCTTGACCAGCCATTGCTTGTGCATTTTGGAAACCAGCTTGTCTAAGTCCAGCAGATGATTGTGCTAATTGTTGTGCTACACCTCTACCCATTTCACCCATAGCAACACCATGTCTTGAGCCGCCAAAGCCTCCAGCCGCTTGTGCCTGTGCGCCTAGCATGTCTAATCCCATGTTTGCACCACGTAAGATGTCAGCCTCATTAGCCTTAATTACTGAATCTGTATATGGGTTCATGTAAGGGGTCATTGATGTATTACGCATCATTTGAGCCTGTACTTGAGGTGTTAATGCTTGTTGACCTATTTGTTGAGCCGCAATATTTGAGCCAGCAACATTAGTTCCTGAAACATTATTTAAGGCTGGATTTACATTTGAGCCAGTAACATTGTAATTAGCTGGGTTTACATTTGAGCCAGCAACGTTTGTAGCGTTTACATTTGAGCCAGCTACACTTGTTGGATTAACTGAAGAGCTTGTTCCAGCAACACCTACTTGACTCGGTGTGTAAGCCATTCCAGCCGCCGCTCCCATTCCAGCACCTTGTATTCCTTGAGCCGCTAGGCTGTTAATATTTGGTGGAGTCTTCTGACCTCCGGGTACTTGTCCAGCCATTATAGACCTCCATATAAACTTGTACGTGGTCGGTAATTACTTGTTAATTTTTTAGCTTTTACTGCGTTTTGATGTGCTATGTCTTTTGCTTTAGGAACATAGGTTGATTTTTGACCGTATGCACTATCTAATTGACTAACATAACTTCCCGGACTTATTTGTGCTAAATGACTTGCTTTATCTTTTGCATTGTAAGTGTTGTAATCATATGGATTATAATTAGATTGAGGATTTCCTCCTCCGCCACCACCGCCGCCGCCACCGCCACCGCCTAAATTTTGTGGTGCGGCATTAACTGGCACTTCATTACCAAACAATGAGTCATAAGCATCTACAGTATCACCGTAGTTTGCTTTTAACTCTGTCATAGCTTGGTCGTACAATGGCATAGAGCTGTAACCTTTCATACCGTTAGCGTACGTAGTTGGAGTTGGCATACCAGCCATCGCATCTGTAGGTGCTAGTAAACCAAAAGCCGAAGCAGTATTTGCATTGTTTTGAAATGCCGCTTCTTGATTTGGATTAAATGCCGCTACTTCTGCGCCATAATAAGGCATGTACTCAATTTGTTGCAAAGCTTCTGCACGTTGCAGATTTCTATCTGCTGGCGCTCTTACCCATTCAGGTACTGTTGTCTCTGTAGTTGTTTTCTTGCCCCCACCTTTACCGCCGCCACCTGAACTCATGTCAAAACTCCTTTGCTAATATTGTAAGTTGTTCTTTCCATCCTTTAGACTCAAGAACACGTTTCCATCCTTTCCTACCGGCTATTGACATTCCATCACAGCCTTGTAATTTTCCCCATTCCATTGCACTATCATGCATGTCTGTAATCTGTTTAATTCCGTAGCCTTTATCGCCACCGGCTAAGAATACGTGTAGCACTTTCTTATTAGGATACACTACAATCTCTGTAACTGCACATCCGTTTGACCCCATCCACAACTGCATGTGACCACTTAACACTCCATCTACTATGTCTTTAAAGTCATGCGTATCTCCACCTTTATTAAGTGCAGACTGTATCCAATTCTTTCCAGCCATAAGTTGTTCTTGTATATTCATGGGTCGTATTTTAATTTTACCCAAACACCATTCTTNGATACTACTACTGCATTTTGAGCTTCATCCCACATTAATATTCCATCNTCTGTAGCTTTTGCTTCAGCATCATAATATTGTAGTTTGTTGCGTGTAGACGTCAGAAAATAATTTAATCGTTCTGCCCAAGATTTCCAGTTAGAGCCTAATGGTGGTGGTGGATTTGCAATACTCATCGTCTACCTCCGGGGTTTGCATCTATTCTCATAATTCCTGAGCGCCAGTTATCATTACCTACGCCTTGTATTTTAACCCTAACTTGTCTGCCTGTAAATCTAACATCTGTTGGATTAGACAAAGTAAATGCACCATGTATTGTTTCTGTGTCATTAGGATGAAATCTTGTTTTAAATGTAACAGCTACTTGACCTTGTGTTTTTTCATCAGGTATTAATTGATTAACTTTCATAATAGAATCACCATTACCAAGAGTAATAGAACCTGATTCAGCATATGGTTTAGTTGACCCTGTATGCGTGTATCCTGTTTCTTGATTGTAAAGATTACCACTAGCATCTGCCCAAATTGGATTTGTAAATATTCCTATGTCTACTCCAGCAGTTCTGCTTAATTCACCAGTTGCCCAATGCCCTTCTTTATAATCAAGTGTGACGTATCTATCGTTTTCTGTAGAACTAGCTGAAGGATAGAACCACCATATCTCACCAAACTGTGAATTGTGAACTGCATATACTTTACTTACTTGTGCTGGGTTCATATCATCAAATATATAATCAGCTACCTCACATGGTATTTCTTTAGCGGTTGAGCCATCAAAAGTAAAGAAACCTTTTTTACCCATCCAAAAAGCGCCTTCATCAATTGCTACAGCACCTTTTCTTGATGCAACACCACAAGCTGTACCAACTCTTTGAAAGCCATATACAAATGGCGCTCCTGAGTACGTAGCTATATGTGCATCAGTATCAGTTAATATAAGCGTAGCACCTCTCATTCTTACGCCGCACATAATTTGACCAGTAGTTTGTAGCTCCATGTCACCAGCCTCGTTTGTAGCTGTAGCATTCCATACAGTATTATTTTCTTTATCAGACCAAGCGACCTTACGTGGATTGCCACCAGCACCAAGACAAAATACAAAACGTTCTTCTGTAACTACCATTGCATTGTTTCCTGTTGGAGCATTAGCAACTGTAGCGGCTTTGGCATTAACATTACCTTGCCACTCTAATAATTTTCCATCAGTCGATGATACTGCGAGAAGATATTCTCCCCATGTATCTAATGACCACGTTGTAGCTTCAGCATAAACACCTGAGTTTGCTGGCGTACGTCCATAATTATTTAAGCCATAAAAGCCACCACCGAATCCTGTATTTAGCGCACCACTTACTGAGCCTGAAGTAAAGCCTGAAGATGGAGTTATGTCAGTTACTGTTAGTGAGGGGTTCACATAATATAATTTTTCATAAGTTCCAGCTACTAAATGTTCATCACTTGAGTTGTCTAAATAAGCAATCATGGCTCTTGGTGCATACGAAAAAGCACTAGCCTTTCTAGTTGTCCAACCACCTACTGGTCGCATAGAGCCATCGTGCCATCTAACTAAACTAGCTTCACGCCATCTGTTGGATGATTCAAACACAGTTCCGTTTGCATGAACTCCCGGTGGTATTTGTAGTGGTATCATTGCCATAATTTTATGCCGCTATTTGCGTCCAAGTATTAGTGTCGTTAACAATTACTTCCCATTTTTCTCTACCAATTGTTGCAACACCTGAAGTTGATGATACAGCACCAGTATCCTCTCTTACTCTGATTACTGTTGTAAATGCTGTGGTAGAGGTAGATGACATTTGTGCGGTTGAGATATATACAGCTTCTGCTCTAGCAGTAACAGAAGAAGTTGCTGTCATACCACCTACAGGCTGGTCTATTTGTTCTCCACTAGCTGATGCTGAAGAAGAAGCACTACTAACAGCAGAAGCTAAATTAACTTTAGCACCAACACACGATGTACCTACAGAAGTGGCAGATACAATTGTTTGTAAATCTTCTGCGTCATATCGTTGTGTACCGTATAGTCCTGAACCATAAGCATATTTATCTGAGCTTTCTAGGAAGAACTTTATAGCCGCACCAGTTAAAGAACCAGCCGCAGTTACTGTTGCTGAATCAGTCCATGTACACGTTGCATTAGATAAAGCTGACGAGATTGAAGGTGATACAGCACTTCCTTCTCTAACCCTTAATGTTGTAGCTGGTAGATTAGGTATGACAGAGTTAGTAATAGACTCACATTCAGTATCTCTTCGCATTCCACCAATTGCCGCAATACTTGCAGTTGCAGATACTGTTGCACTAGCAGTACGTACTCGCTCTTGTACTACATTAGCAATAGAAGATGTTGCAGATACAATGGTCTGTAAGTCTGCATCACCAGCAAAGACATTTCTTCCCCACAAACCTGAACCGTAAGTGTATCGGTCAGACTCTTCAAGTATTATCTTTTCGCCACTACACGTAACACTAGACGTAGCAGTTATAGTTACCACACCAGCACCAACAGCTACTACCCAGTTTACAGCACCAGCACCTGATGTGGCTGTAAGTGCGGCTGAAGCATCTTTTACATCACCGCTACTACTACCCCAAGTACGTAAGCCATAATACGAATCACCGTATACAAAAGCCATACGTTACAACTGTATTAGTTGAGCGTTATGTCTAAGTCACCTGATGGTACTCGAAACACGTCACCAGTATCAATCGCTTTGGATGATGCTAATGTTGCGTAGGCCATCATATTTCCTGATGTAGCTGCATCAAATACTCCAACGTGTGTGACTGTACCAAAAGCCGCAGTTGCTGTAGCAAATTCTACTGCTGCGTTATTTGATGTCGTTGCACCTGATGTAGTAAAGTTTACAGGTCTTCTTGCATATGCTGTATTTGAAGTTGATACTTCAGTACCACCACCAGTTTCACCTGGAGCTGCTGTAAATAATGCTAAGTAATGCTGAGAAGGAGCTGAGTAAGCCGCTCCAGCAAATACATGATCTAAAATTTCTGTTTCTAAAAAGTTGGTAAAACTCATATCAATCCCCTCACTTTAAGTGTTAACCCTGAACCACTAAACCTAGCGTCTTCAGAGACTTCGTTTAAACGCTGTACTGCTGCGCCATACAACTGCGCCCATACAGCTACTCTTTGGTCATCTGCTAGATACGGTGCTGAATGTAATAACGCTCCATAGAGGTATACATCAGGTGCTTCTAGTAAAAGCCAATTATCTGCGTTACTACTACTTAAAGCGTCTAGCTTCTGATAGTAGAGTAACTCAAAATCTATGTCATTACTTGGAGTTGGGTGCAACTGAAATTGTCCATCTGCGTGTGTGTAATGTGTTGGTGTTCCTGTTTCGTTATTGTTTGCTTGACGTTTATCAGCCATAGCATCTCTTGATACAAGATTTACTGTAGACGTGCCTGATCCTGTCAGGTGCAATCTAATAGTTTCTACCCAGTCAGATGGTATCTGCATGTATTCATCAAGATTTGTTTGTTGTCCATTGGCTCGTGCTTCCATCTTCCAATGACGTATATCTCTATTGATCTGTGCTTCAGCCAATGAAATAAAGTCAGGTATAACTGCTGTCAAATCATCTCTATTTAAGAAATCAGCAATGCTTGTTTTTAAGCCTGTGTACGTATTTAATGCCATAATCAGTCCTATTTTAACGTAAGTATATCAGTAATTAAGAATAATGTTGATTGTTATAAGAGCAAACCCATTCTCCGTTGATTTGCTTTTACAGCTCTGTCAACATCTTCTTCTGTGATAACTTGACGAATTTTTTGCCCCATAATAGATTTGTTCAATGAGGCTTTTTTTGCGCCTTTCATTCTTTCGTTAGTTATTCTTTTTCCTTTGTTGTCATTTATAACCATCAAGTCTAATAAATTAATTGGTTCTTCAATACGACCAACCATTCTACCTTTTACAGCAGCACCATATGTTCTATGACCTGATGGAATAGTACCATCTGCATTTGGTGGAATTTTATCTGGAATCATTACATTATGAAGTGTATAAGGATCGGTAATTAATTGTTGTGGATCACTATTAGCTAATTGATGCTGCAACATTGAGCCAATATCATCTCTAGCATTTGTATCAAGTATTCTAATAATATCTTTCTTTTGTGGGCCAGACAATTTAGTTAAATCAACTTTATCTAATCCAACAAAATCAGGGTTTAAGAATACTTTCTTTTTAAATTCATCTGGTTTACCTTCGTTAAATGTTTTTAAGTATTCTGTTTTTCTAATTTTATCGTCTAGGTCTGCTATTTGTTTTTTGTTTAAATTAGTTTTAGCAGATTTAACCATTGTGTCAGACATTTGAACTGCGAAATTAATAGCTCCTAACCCCATTTGGAAAGGTGCAAACGCAGTTTCATCTAAAAGTCCTTTTTTAACACGTAATTTTTCAGACTCTTTTAAATTATTAACAAGAGCTTTTATAGCCTTTGGATCATTGGCCCAGGCCATGTCTTTAAACTTATCCGCAAACTGTTGACCGCCTTCTTCAATTGAACCACCAAAACCAACTTCTTTACCACCAACTTCTCTAATAGTTTGACCAGTAGATGAGGCATCTGCCATACCTGATGCAACTACTCTACCTGGTAAAACATCGTAAGCTGAAACATAATTATGTTCGAGTGGTGTTCCTGTTTTCTTTACATCTATATCCATGACACCTTTGTTAATTGACTCTTTTATTAAATCATCAGCTATTCTGTCTCTGCCTAATCCCATTGCTAATTGTTTTTTTATTTCATCTGATACACCAGGATAGCGTTTATTAACATCTACTATTGATAATCCAACAGGCAACGATCCAAATTTTCTTACGTGATCCATCAATCCTATCTCTTCAGCTGCTTGTATTGCATTTTTTACAACAGGAGCAGTTACGTTCTTAACTTGTCTAGCAACTAACCCAGCACCTGTAAGTTCTAACATTGCCTCAAAAGGGTTTTCTTGTGCAAACTTTTT